AACGCCACGTGTTGCTAGGTGCTGACGGATACCTTCATCTTGCGTAAGGAAGGACTGGAAAGCGTTCTTCTCTACAATCCACTCACTCGGTGAGTAGATAGAAGTCCAGTCAAATATTAAGTTACGGATTGCTGCAGGGGAGGGACGAGTAATCTTGATAGCATCTACGATGTATCTTTTATTCGTACTGCGGTCTACTGCGTAGCAGATAGCTGCAGTATCACCAATCATTGCAGGGTCTAACCCACAGATAATACTAAAGCCGTTAAGATCTCGCGGATGTCCTGGGTGACCGGCGGTTAACGGACCCGACTTACGCATTCCATCAATCGAACCACGAACACATACAGGGTCAAAAGCAGAGTCATCTGATATATCCTGTTGTTGGTAGATCAATGCCCACGTTGAGGCATCCATTGATTGGCGTTCGTTAAATAAGTTGCGGCCTGACCAGCGTGGGTATAGTCTAGTAACTTCATCCTTATCGGATTCAGCCTGACCGTCAAAAGGTGCATCTGATGCAGGCCACAAAGTCTCCCACTTGTCGGGGTTCTCATCAGCCGTTAAAAGCGCTGGCATTGCTAGATAGGTCCACGGTACTAGACCGCCTGGGTATCTATCTTCATTGCGTAGTTCTTTGTATAAATCTACAGATGCTACACGGGTACCGATAATAATTAACTTACCCGTTGGATTAAGACGGGACCGGACGTCCTGCGTTAGCCACTTAATCTGACGCTCGAAGTCATTGGCGTTTGATAACGTCTCTGCGTCATCTACAATAATCATATCGGCACGCTTGCCGTAAATCTGACCGCCGATACCGACGGCTTCAATGTTCGGATCCTTTTCACCAGACTCGCGGAGTTCATCTCCGAAGGTGATGCGAGTTGCCTGCCACGAAGCTGACTTAGAGTTAAAGCCAACACCAGCGGCGTAAGCCTGCTGGAGTTGCTCATACATCGGGTGAGTCAATCTCTGCTTGATAGCGTAGAGAAAGTCTGCCGCAAGTCGCTGAGTCTGGGAAACAATCAAGACTCTAAAGTTTGGGTTCTGGGCAACCATCCACGTTACGTAGTCTACGGTTATAGTCATAGACTTGGCGTGGTTTGGCGGTATGTTAATCAGGATGCGGTTATTGGCAACACCTGGCTCATACTTCATAGCGGGGTGTAACCATTGGGGCGGTCTGCCCTCGATGACATCTACGATGTTCTTCTGATGGGCGAAAGTCTTGGAGTGCAGAAAGCGCTCACGGAATTCTTCAAAGCTGATATCGTGGACATCGCCTGAGGCGAAGGACTTGTCCTTCAGGCCTAGACGGGTACGATCAATTTTATCTGTAAATACTTTGTCGGTACGACGGTAGTACTCATAGGTCTTCATAGACTTACCGGCTGAAGCGCAGGCTTGCTCTATGGTCATACCCTCTGCTACACAGCCAAGGATAATTCTCTTGGCTATGTCGGCGGAATTCTCGCTAATGGTGAACTCCTAAGGTTGTTTGTTGAAGTGCTCGGCTACCAGAATTGCTGCCGCGATTTTGCGACGGGTTTCTTCTTTACGAACTCTCAACTCTTCTTTTTTTCTGGCGCGGTATGCTTTCCCATAGACTCGCTGGTTTTCTTTCATCTTATCTAAATCTGCATACATAACGATCCTCCACGAATCGGCCGGAATACTTTTTATTTTATACCGGCTAAAGGTCAATTTAATGATCTATTACCAGCTAGGAAATTGATAGACCTATCCCGACTAAAACCTGTGACTACAGGTACGTATCGGGCTTAGCGCCCGAAGGAGCCACAGCGAACTGAGGGGTAAGGACTAGCTCGTCCTTAGGGGACTCGCGTAGGGTAACCGAAGCGAGTAATTCGGGGCTTCATTTATTTACAGCCCCTACTATATAGAAGGCAGGAAATCACCCTTAATTCCCGCTGCCGTTAAAAATATTTTTATTTATTTTTACACCCCCACTCTGACCTGCGGTTTTACCAGATCACCATTTCACTTTAGGAAATATATTTATTTGGGGTACATAACACCCACCGCGCTGGCGTTAAGCAATGGGGGGTCGGTTTTTTGCCCTGCCACGCTTGCCCCCACCCCCTGCCCTGCTCGGTTACGCTAGAAAATAGTGGAGGGCTTGCTAGTTGCTCGGCACACCTAATCTCTCTCACCCTAAATAGCTAAGCCGATAACCCCGCAAGCTCTCACCCGTCGCAGCTCTCACCGGATAGCTGCTCACCCGATAGCTCTAGCAGCTCGCAGCTCTCGCCCGCTCTGCTCTGCCTCTCGCCCTCTCGCCTATCGGCTCGGCTCTGCTATACCGCAACACGCCCGAGCGCGTGGGGAAAAGATCCGACCCCTAGAAAGCTGCGACACGGGGCAAAAGATTATTGTAAATAGAGTTGCGCTTTCTTTTTACTATGCCGTATAGTGGGGCATATAGCGCAAGCTATACCTACCGAAAGGAATAAGAATATGAGCCACGAACATAAATATATCTACGGCGATATTCCCGCACTAGGAGAGTGTAAGTGTGGTGCTTATCGCGTATTCAATAGAGAAACACAACAGTACGAAGAGCACACTAAGGAGACTAACTAATGAGCGATTACAGCACTCACGAGATAGTTGTAAAGGTAGCTATTCGCGTATCGGCTTATGATAGAGAGCACGCCGTACACGTGGCAGACGGTTTATTGTCATTAACCGACGGTGTTATATTCGTAGCAGATAGTAAGCAATTAGAGCACTCTATGAGTGACGCAATTCTAGAGCAGATTAAGGGCGCAAGCTACGCGGAGGGGATGCGCGATGCGCTTACCTATCTTGCCGAGCTATATGACGGCGTAGAAGATACAGACCTATGGGCAGACTATATGGAAGAGGAGAATAACTAGTGAGTACACAGACACAGACACGCACAGAGCAACAAGAGGCTTGCGACTATCTACGCGAGCTATTCGCAGACGATAGCAAGCCCGAGATTCGTACAGTATTGCGCCACGTAACGGCTAGTGGTATGAGTCGCGATATATCGCTCTTCTACGTGAAGGACAACAAGCTAATAAACATTACCTACCACGCGGGAATAGCTCTCGGGTGGAGACTTGTAGAGCGTAACGGTAGCCGCGCAATACGCGTGGGCGGTGCGGGTATGGATATGGGCTTTCACCTTGTCTACACGCTAGCTCGGACAATTTACAAGTCCACCGAGAATAATCACGGCGCAGACGTGGGCTACTGGTTAGAGCATAGGTGGCTCTAATGAGGCTAACACGGCGCGGGCGTATTGTGCGAGCTATTGCGATAGCTGCGGGGATAGCTCTAATCGTATGGGCAAGCGGGCAAGTATGGTACACGCCTACGGGCTACTGTATCGGCTCGCTAAGTGAGTGCGTAAAGCTCTAGGGACGTACTGCGCTCTCCCGCGTGAGCGGGAGGGTGCGGTCTGCCACTAGGGGCAGAATTAGAGAGCAAGAGGGCGAGAGTATGAATAAGTGTGACGAGTGCGGATATGAGCACGATGAAGATAATGACCTAATGACCATAAAGGGAGACATATAATGAATAACAAGTGCGAGCAGTGCGGGCAAGTGTTGGATCTTTTGACAGCTTTCACCCTGTATAAAGTCTGCGGTAAGTGTACGCGGGCTAACCATAAGAGAGTGAGGGAGGGCAAGTGAGCACACACACACTATTAGCTCGGGCTACTTATTGCGATTATCACGCGCTAGCGGGAGAGAGTGTAACGGCTACCTATGACGTATGGACACGCGAGAGCGGGGGCGCGTATGTATGCGATAGCTGCTACACGGTAGCGGGAGAGCCCGCTCTAGGCGTACACGCTACGCGCTTAATTATAGAGGAGGTAAGCAAGTGACTATTGAAAGAGTGCGCCATAGTGGGGCTTATGTTATATCGCAGCTCACTAGCGATTACGGCTATCTATTTACACGTACCTATTACGGCTATACAAGAGCGCAAGCTATCGCACAATTTAGAGTACAATTCAAGCAAGAGGTATAGTACGGCATAAGTGGTACGCCACCCGCGCTTACTCTCTCCTCTCGGTAGGGGGAGAGGGTGAGGGCGAGAGGTAGATCACCTCACACGAATAAAAGAGAGTAAGAGGGCAAGAGTATGGACGCAATTAAATTATTAGAGCAAGAGAGAAAGATCGCGTCAGAGAAATTCTATCTTTGCTGCAAGAAAGTACGCGAGGGAGAGAATAAAAACTCAAGAGCGCACAAACTCTTAAAAGAAGAAAGAGATTTCTATGGCAATTCCGAAATTGTAATTAGTAGGTTAATAGAGTTACTAACTAACGAAAGAGAGGGCAAGTAAATGAATAAGGAACATCACTTTGTAGTGAGCTTTAACGAGGAGACTGGCAAGTGGAAATGGGATACGGACGTAGAGGAGGCTCGGTTTGAGGAGGGTACTATTTACAATATAGATAGTAATGAGTGGTCAAGCGGATATTTAGGTGACGGAGAGTATGACACCGCAGAAGAGGAGCTAGTCGAGCAACTAAAGCACGCCATATATGTTATGAACTTAGTGAACGGGAAGGCGGGAGACAATGAATAATATGTGGGACGATCCCGAGATAGTTAAATGTATATCGTGTAACAGAGAGTTTGACCGCAATAATTACCAGTCATATACCTGTATGAACTGTGAGAGTGGAGTAGTAGAGAGGGTAGACGAATGAGTACCTGTACGAATTGTGATGAGGGCGCGGTAGCAACACACACTACGCTTATGCGAGAAGGCTTTATAAATCTATGCGACAAATGTTACAACGATTAGGAGAGAGAAAATGACCGAGCCAACAAAAGAATACTGGCAAGCTAAGGCAGATCTGTGTAAAGCTACTGCCTTAAAGCAGCTAGAGGACTTAAACTCATATGAAGCAATGAAGAACTTAGAGCGTATGGTATATGCGCTTAGCCGTGTAGGTATCGAGAATAAGAGAGAGGGAGAGGGCAATGAGTAAACATTTTTTTACTGCTGACGGAACTTTCGGATCAGCTTGTGCTGGTGATTTTGAGGTTATAGATACCAGTCATTGGACAGATAAAGAGTGGGAACTAATAGAGTTAGCTGGCGATAATGACCGCCTTGATTTAGCAAGGGAGTTAATTAAATGAGTGAAGTAATAGCCTTTCACCCCAAAGTATCACCCCTATTCACCTTCTATGAGGTGGTAGAGGGAGAGGGCAACGCCGTATGGGGCGGTAACGACCCGATAGAAGCAGTCCAATGGCTACGCCGTAGCCCAATTAACTCACGCTTATTGGTATCAGGGTGGGACGCAGAGGACGAGGACGCTATGCTCGTAGGTCAGCCTATGGACATTACTAAGATCGTATTTGCCACGTTAGCGGGAGTCCTATGATACTGGGAATCATCGCAGTAATGGTA